GTGTCTGTTGATGAGTTAAAAGGTTGGTTGGGTATAACAGGATCAACACAAGATACAAACTTAACTTATGCACTAGAAGCAGCAACAAACTTAATTGATGAGTTTTGTGGTAGGGTTTTTTATGTTCCCAAAGAATCAGGCACAGATGTTTTACAGACAAGATATTATGATTGTGAGTTTTCTGATTTTGTAGTTGTTGATGACATTTCAACAACAACAGGACTTGTTGTTCAGACACTACATTCAGATGGAACAGTAGATCAAACATTAACTATTAATGATGATTTTTACTTATATCCATTAAATTCTTTTGAGCAACAACCTAGTATGCCTGCAGATAAAATATTTATGAACATTGAGGGAAGTGGAAAGATACTTCCTACTAATCATTTAAGAGGATTAAAGATACAGGCTTACTTTGGTTTTCCAACACAGGGAGAGGGTAATAATCATCAACCTCCTGCAGTAACTCAAGCCTGTTTGATACAAGCCTCAAGATTTTGGCAAAGAAAGAATAGTCCAATGGGTTTTAGTGGTAATCCAGAAACTGGACAAGCTCCAGTTGTATTCTTAACAAGTCTTGATCCAGATGTAAAAACAATTCTTAAACATTACAAGAAATCAACAACAACTCTTGCTTCTGGTAGACCATACACAGGTAATACTGCAATTAGTCAAAACAGACAATATGGACTGTGAAACTAACACTAAATGGAGCTTTAGACTTATCTAAGGCAATAAATTCACAAACAATTTGGAATAAAAGAAGTAATGATTTCTTTAATAAACTTGCACTAGAACTTAAAGAGGATTCTCTTAATGCTTTAGAAAATCAGCCATCTCCTAGATCACAAGCAGGAAGAGGCAATAAAAACACAGGTAACACTAGGAGAAGTGTGTTTACTGCTAAATTAGGTAACACTAACAGGCTAAGGATGTCAGAGGGCTTTAAATTAGCCTCTAATAGCCCTACAGCCCCTTTTATACATGGTACACCAATCTATAGAGGATTTAGTCCAGTAAAAAGAACAAAGCCTTTCTTTCCACCTTATAAAGAGGGATCTAGTCTTGCTAAGTGGGCTAAGAGAGGTACACCTAAATTAAATCCATTCTTAGTTGCTAGAGCAATATCTAAGAGAGGGTTAAAGATGAAGCCTTTTATTGGTGGTGTTGTATATGAAAAACAAAAAGAAATAAAAGCAGGAGCAGAGGATATGTTAGAATCTATAGCAAGAGATATAGCTAGGAGTGTGAAATAATGGCTACCTTAACAGCAATTAGAGATGGCTTAAAAACTAATTTAGAAACAATAACAGGACTTACTGCTTATGAGTATGTCCCAGACTTTATAGATCCACTATAGCATTAGTAGCTCCATTAAATAGTTTAAACTATGATTCAACAATGGCTAGAGGCTCAGATACCTATGAGATACCTGTAGTGGTGTATATATCAAGAGTAGATGCTCAGACTGCACAAGATGGTGTAGATGCTTATTTAGCCTCAACTGGTGCAACCTCAGTCAAGGCAGCTATTGAAAGTGATCCTACTTTGGGTGGTGCTGCTATGTCTGTTAGAGTTATAAGTGCAACAGATTATGGAGAGTATGAAGTAACACAGGGAACTAGCTTTCTTGGTGTAACATTCAATATAGAGGTAATAGCATAATGAAAATAAAAATATTAATTGGAAGTAACTATCCAGATAAAGATGGTAAAGAAATAAGGTGTGAAGCAGGAGAAATCTGTGATGTACCAGACAAGATTGCTAAAAGTTTGATAAAGAATAAAGCAGCAGTAAAATTTGATAGTAAAATAGTTAAAGAGGAAGAGGAATAAATGCCTACATTTAATCATGGTAAAAATGCTGTTGTACTATTAGATGATACAAATCTATCTACAACTTTAACTGATGCAAGTGTATCTTTAACAGCAGATGTAGCTGAAACTTCAACATTTACAGCAAGTTCTAAAACTTATGTTTCTGGATTAAAAGATGGAACAGCTACTCTTTCAGGTTATTTTGAAAGTTCAAGTCCAGATGCAGATGCAGAGTTTTTATCCCAATTAGGTAGTTCAGGTAGTGCTTTTACTATTGCTCCTATTGGGCATACAAGAGGAAATCCAACTGAGTTTGGTAATGTCATTGAAACTTCTTATGATAGATCAGCAGACATTGGCTCAGTAGTTGCAGTAGCTGTAGCATTTCAATTTGATGGAGATGCACACAATGGAAAGAGCTTACTTGCTCCAACAGCTATAACAAGTTCATCTAATGAAACAGGAGTTGAT